TTGAAAAACGATCAATCACGGAAGACCGGCGCGACGGACCCCGTGCCATTGACCTCGATGCCGCAAGGACTCGCATCGGGTGCCGCCTGGATCGCCTCAGAAGGGCCAGATGTCCAGGCCGCTTTCCTGAACGAGTTGAGTGAGGAGGAGCTTTTGGCGCTGCCTTACCTTTTCGAGTTCTGGGCGCTGGAGCATCAGCTTCCGCCCGGGGGCGATTGGCGGACATGGGTGATCATGGGCGGGCGCGGTGCGGGCAAGACCCGCGCCGGGGCCGAATGGGTGCGGGCCTCGGTCGAAGGGGCGGGGCCGCGCGATCACGGGCCGTGCCGGCGGATCGCGCTGGTGGGCGAGACGATCGACCAGGTGCGCGAGGTGATGGTGTTCGGCGAGAGCGGGATTCTCGCCGCGTCGCCGCCCGACCGGCGCCCCGAATGGCAGGCCGGGCGCAAGCGGCTGATCTGGCCCAACGGGGCGGTGGCGCAGGTGTTCTCGGCGCATGATCCCGAAGCGTTGCGCGGGCCGCAATTCGATGGCGCATGGGTGGATGAGCTGGCCAAGTGGAAGCGGGCGCAGGACACGTGGGACATGCTGCAATTCGGGTTGCGGCTGGGTGAACATCCACGGGTTTGCGTGACCACGACGCCGCGCAACGTGGGGGTTCTGAAGGCGATCCTTGGCAACCCGTCGACGGTGGTGACGCATGCGCCGACCGAGGCGAATGCCGCCAACCTTGCCGCCGGGTTCCTTGACGAAGTGAAGGCGCGCTATGCCGGGACGCGGCTGGGGCGGCAGGAGTTGGAGGGGCTTCTGCTGGAAGATGCCGAAGGCGCGCTCTGGACCGTGGCGGCGTTGGAGGCGTTGCGGATCGAGGCGCCACCCGAGATGGACCGCGTGGTGGTGGCGGTCGACCCGCCGGTGACGGGCCATGCCGGATCGGACGAATGCGGGATCGTGGTGGTGGGTGTCGTGACGCGCGGGCCGGTGCAGGATTGGCGGGCCTATGTGCTGGCCGATGCGAGCGTCAGAGCGGCGAGCCCCGCCACATGGGCGCGCGCCGCCATTCGCGCGATGGAGCGGTTCGGGGCCGAGAAGCTGGTGGCCGAGGTGAACCAGGGGGGCGACCTGGTGGAATCGGTGATCCGGCAGGTCGACCCGATGGTGCCTTTGAAGAAGGTGCATGCGGCGCGGGGCAAGGTGGCGCGGGCCGAGCCGGTGGCGGCGCTTTATGAACAGGGGCGGGTGCGGCATCTGCGCGGTCTGGGCGAGTTGGAAGACCAGATGTGCCGGATGACGCTGCGCGGCTATGACGGCAAGGGCAGCCCGGACCGGGTGGATGCGCTGGTCTGGGCGCTGGCCGAGCTTTTGATCGAGCCGGGGGCGAAATGGCGCAGGCCACAGGTGCGGGCGTTGTGATTCGCGATGAGGGGTGACGATTTTTCGGCGAAAAATCGGCCTCGCGTCGGGAGCGCACGGTGCCGTTAGCCCTTCTTAAACCTTTCGCGACATGATCCACGACAAGCCGGGTCAAGCCCCGGATCACATGAAGAACCGATGCCAGGGCATTGGGAAAAAAGAGAAATCGAGGAGAGCCGGATGGCGGTATTTGACTTCTTCAAGGCGCGTGAGACGCAAGCCCCCGAGGCCAAGGCGAGCGCGGCCGGCCCGGTGATGGCCTGGCACGGGGCGGGCCGGGTGGCGTGGAGCCCGCGCGACATGGTCACGCTCACCCGCACCGGGTTTGCGGGCAACCCGGTGGGGTTTCGCTGTGTCAAGCTCATCGCCGAGGCCGCCGCCGCGCTGCCGCTGGTGCTGGAGGATCGCGAGACGCGGTTCGACGCGCACCCGGTGCTGGGCGTGATGCGGCGGCCCAACCCGACGCAGGGTGCGGGCGAGTTTCTCGAGGCGCTTTATGCGCAGCTGCTGCTCACCGGGAATGCCTATGTCGAGGCGGTGGGGGCCGAGGGCGCGGTGCCGGTCGAGCTTTACGTGCTGCGCTCGGACCGGATGAGCCTCGTGCCCGGCGCGGATGGCTGGCCGGTGGGCTATGAATACAGCGTTGGCGGGCGCAAGCACCGGTTCGCCGTGGGCGAGGAGGTGTCGCCGATCTGTCATATCAAGAGTTTCCACCCGCAGGACGACCATTATGGCCTGTCACCGATGCAGGCGGCGGCGCAGGCGGTGGATGTGCATAACAGCGCCTCGCGCTGGTCCAAGGCGCTCTTGGACAACGCGGCGCGGCCTTCGGGGGCGATCGTCTATCGCGGGGCCGAGGGGCAGGGCAGCCTGAGCACCGATCAGTATGACCGGCTGGTGTCGGAAATGGAGAGCCATCACCAGGGCGCGCGCAATGCCGGGCGGCCGATGCTGCTCGAAGGGGGGCTCGACTGGAAGCCGATGGGGTTCAGCCCGTCGGACATGGAATTCCAGAAGACCAAGGAGGCGGCGGCGCGCGAGATCGCGCTGGCCTTTGGCGTGCCGCCGATGCTGTTGGGGATTCCGGGGGATGCCACTTACGCCAATTACCAGGAGGCGAACCGGGCGTTTTACCGCCTCACGGTGCTGCCGATGGCGCAGCGGGTGGCGGCGGCGCTGATCGCGTGGCTGGGCGATTTCAGCGGTGAGGCGCTGAGCCTCAGGCCCGATCTCGACCAGGTGAGCGCGCTGTCGGCGGAACGCGATGCGCAATGGCGGCGTGTGGCCGAGGCGGATTTCCTGAGCGTGGCGGAAAAGCGCCGCCTCTTGGGCCTGCCGGTCAGCGCCGAGGGGGAGATGGATGATTGAGGACGACCGCAGATACGGGTTCGAGGCGTTCGATTGCGCCCCGGCGCTGCGGCTCGAGGCGCATGAGCGGGTGGCGCGGCTTCAGCATGACGGGTTGGTGCGGCGGCTGGAAAAGCTCGAAGAGATGATCGAGCGGCTGGAAAAGCGTTTGTGGCTGGCGGTTTACGGCGTGGTCGCCGTGATCCTGGGGCAGGCGTTCCAGTCGATCCTCGCGGCGGCGCCGTGAGCGGAACGAGGATGGAGAGAGCGATGGATTTCGTGGATGTGAGCGGGCTGGAACGGAAATTTTGCCGCTTTGACGCGGCGCTGAGCGTGAGCGAGGGCGAGAGCGGCGGCGCGGTGATCGAGGGTTATGCCAGCCTTTTCGGGGCGCGTGACCAGGGTGGCGACGTGGTGGAAGCGGGCGCCTATGCGGCAAGCCTCAAGCGGCTGGCGGGCGAGGGGCGGCGGGTCAAGATGCTCTGGCAGCACGACCCGGCCCAGCCGATCGGCATCTGGGACGAGGTGCGCGAGGATGGCCGGGGCCTTTACGTCAAGGGGCGGCTTCTGGACGCGGTGGAGCGGGCGCGCGAGGCGGCGGCGCTGATCGCCGCCGGGGCAATTGACGGCCTCTCGATCGGTTATCGCACGCTCAGGACGCAGAAGAGCGATACGGGGCTGCGGCTCCTCAAGGAACTGGAGCTTTGGGAGGTGTCGTTGGTGACATTCCCGATGCTGCCCAGTGCGCGGGTCGGGGCCAAGGGCGAAAGCCCGGAGGCCGAGACCTGGCGCGAAATGGCGGCGGTGTTCGATACCGCCGCCCGCGAGTTGGCGCGCGACTGACGCGCTGGGACGACGACGTAACGTATGAACGAAGGAAAACGCGATGCGTGAACCCGAGACCAAGGCTCGGGCCGGGGGAGAGGTGTCTCCGATGGCCGAGATGAAGTCTGCCGTGACCGGCTTTCTGAGCGAGCTCAGGGACTTCAAGGACGATATTCACACAAGGTTTCAACAGCAGGAAGAGCGACTGACCATGCTTGATCGAAAATCCCATATCGCGGCGCGTCCCGCGCTGGCCGTTTCGGCCGATCTCGATGCCCCGCACAAGAAGGCGTTCGATGCCTATCTGCGCTCGGGCGATGATGACGGGCTGCGCGGGCTCGAGCTTGAAGGCAAGGCGATGAGCAGCGCGGTGGCGAGCGACGGGGGATACCTCGTCGATCCGCAGACCGCGGCGCAGATCCGCAGCGTGCTGGAATCGACGGCGTCGATCCGGGCGGTCGCGAATGTCGTCAATGTCGAGGCGACGTCTTATGACGTGCTGGTTGACCACTCGGACGTTGGCGCGGGCTGGGCCACCGAGACCGGCACGGCGAGCGAGACGGGAACGCCCGCGATCGACCGGATCACCATCCCGCTGCACGAATTGTCGGCCCTGCCCAAGGCCAGCCAGCGCCTGCTCGATGACAGCGCCTTTGATATCGAGGGCTGGCTGGCGGGGCGGATCGCCGACAAGTTCGCCCGGGCCGAGGCGGCGGCTTTCGTGAGCGGTGACGGGGTGGACAAGCCCACCGGGTTCCTCACGCATACGGTGGTGGCGAATACGGGCTGGAGCTGGGGCAATCTCGGCTATGTGCCGACCGGCGTGGATGGCAATTTCAACGGGGGCGAGGCGATTATCGACCTCGTTTATGCGCTGGGCGCGCGATACCGCGCCAATGGCACCTTCGTGATGAATTCGAAGACCGCGGGGGCGGTGCGCAAGCTCAAGGACAATGACGGGCGGTTCCTGTGGTCCGATGGCCTTGCCGCGGGCGAGCCTGCGCGGCTCCTGGGCTATCGCGTGCTCATTGCCGAGGACATGCCCGACATCGCGAGCGGCGCCGATGCCATCGCGTTCGGCGATTTCGAGGCCGGGTACACCGTGGCCGAGCGCCCGGACCTGCGCATCCTGCGCGATCCGTTCAGCGCCAAGCCGCATGTGCTGTTCTACGCCACCAAGCGCGTGGGCGGCGATGTGAGCGATTTCGCGGCGATCAAGCTGTTGCGGTTCGCCATCTCGTAAGGGCGGCGGATCGGGGGCGGGGCGACCCGCCCCCGGGCGCGCGGGGTTCGGGACAGGCGTTGTCCGGCTGCTCCCCTCCGTCCGAGCAACGCGGACCCCGTGCGCCGCATTTCCCCCGGAAGGGTCCGGAATTTTCGGAGTGTATCCATGATGTTGATCGAAGAAACCGCTGTGCCCCTTGCCGCCTTGCCGGTGGACGAGTTCAAGGCGCATCTGCGGCTGGGTTCGGGCTTTGCCGAGGACAGTTTGCAGGACGCGGTGTTGGAAAGTTTCCTGCGCGCGGCCATCGCGGCCATCGAGGCGCGCACCGGCAAGATACTGATCGAGCGCGGCTTTTCCTGGGTTTTGACCCAGTGGCGCGACCAGGCGGGCCAGGCCCTGCCGGTGGCGCCGGTGAGAGCGATCACCGAGGTCGTGCTGGTCGACAGGGGCGAGGCGGAAGAGGTGGTCGACCCCGCGCTTTACCGGCTCGACCGCGACATGCAGCGCCCGCGATTGCGCCCCGTTGGCACGCTTTTGCCCAATATTCCCGGGGCCGGATCGGTGCGGATCGGGTTCATTGCGGGGTTTGGCGCAGGCTGGGGCGATCTGCCCTCGGACCTTGCGCAGGCGGTGCTGCTCTTGGCGGCGCATTACTATGAGTACCGCCATGAGACATCGCTGGGCGAAGGGTGCATGCCGTTTGGTGTGACCTCGCTCATCGAGCGGTATCGCACGGTGCGGCTTTTCGCGGGGGGTGCGGTATGAGCGGCGTTCACCTCAACCGCAAGCTGGTTCTGGAAACGCCCGAGCGGGTGGCGGACGGGGCCGGCGGCTTTGCCGAAAGCTGGGTCGCGCTGGGCGAGCTTTGGGCCGAGATCCGCGCGCGCACCGGGCGCGAGAAGGCGGGCGGCGCGGTGGCGCTGTCCACGGTCGGCTATCGCATCACGCTGCGCGCCGCGCCGGTGGGCCACAGCACCCGCCCGCGCCCCGATCAGCGGTTGCGCGAGGGGAGCCGCATCTTTCGCATCCTCGCCGTGACCGAGCGGGACGCGGCGGCGCGATACCTCGTCTGTTACGCGGATGAGGAGGTGGCGGCATGAGCTATGGTGTGGCAGCCGCGCTTCAGGCGGCGGTTTACGAGGCTTTGAGCGGGGATGCGGCGCTGGCCGCGCTGGTCGGCGACGCGGTGTTCGATGCGCCCCCCGCCGGGCCGTTGCCGGGCACTTACGTGACGCTTGGCCCCGAGTTGACCCGCGATCGGTCGGACCAGACCGGCCACGGCGCGCTGCACCGGATCACCGTGTCGGTGGTCACCGACAGTGCCGGGTTCCAGGCGGCCAAGGATGTGGCGGCAGCGGTCAGCGATGCGCTGGTCGATGCCGATCTCACGCTGGCGCGCGGGCGGCTCATCTATCTCAACTTCGAGCGCGCGTTGGCGCGGCGCGAGGGCAGCGGTGCCCGGCGGCGGATCGACCTGTGGTTTCGCGCCCGGGTGCAGGACGACTGAACTTTTACTTTGACATGAACGGAGACATCACATGGCGGCCCAGAATGGCAAGGACCTGTTGATCAAGGTGGACCTGACCGGGGACGGTCAGTTCGGAACGGTGGCGGGGCTGCGCGCGACGCGGGTGAGCTTCAATGCCGAAAGCGTGGACGTAACCAGTCTCGAAAGCCAGGGCGGCTGGCGCGAGTTGCTGGCCGGGGCGGGGGTCAAATCGGCCTCGATCTCGGGCTCGGGCGTCTTCAAGGATGCGGACAGCGACGCGCGCGCGCGGCAGATCTTCTTTGACGGCGAGACCCCGGATTTCCAGGTGGTGATCCCCGATTTCGGCATCGTCGAGGGGCCGTTCCAGGTGACCGGCCTCGACTATGCGGGCAGTCACAACGGCGAGGCGAGTTATGAATTGTCGCTCGCTTCGGCCGGGGCGCTGACCTTTACGGCGGTGGTCTGATGGCCAATCCGTGGAGCGGCGAGGTGGCGCTTGTCATCGACGGCGAGGCCCGGGTGCTCAAGCTGACCCTCGGGGCGCTGGCCGAGTTGGAGGCGGGGCTGGAGAGCGGCACGCTGATCGAGCTGGTCGAGCGCTTCGAGGGGGGCGCGTTTTCGAGCCGCGATGTGCTCGCGCTGATCGTGGCGGGGCTGCGCGGAGGCGGTTGGCAGGGGAGTGCCGCCGACCTCTTGCAGGCCGAGATCGCGGGCGGGCCGATGGCGGCGGCGCGGGTGGCGGCGGAACTTCTGGCGCGGGCCTTCATGCTGCCCGAGGCGGGTTGAACCGATGGCGGGGTTCGACTGGCCCGCTCTGATGCGCGCCGGGATGCGGGGGCTTGGCCTCAGCCCGGCGGAGTTCTGGGCGCTGACCCCGGTCGAATTGCAATTCCTGCTGGGCCCTGAACGGGGTGCGGCACCGCTGGGCCGGGTGCGGCTGGATGAATTGATCCGCGCCTATCCCGACGATCAAGGAGAGAAAGACGATGGCGGAGAGTGACGGGTTTGATGAACTTGAAACACAGGTCGACGCGTTGGAGCGGACGCTGGGCGACGCGTCCAGCGTGGCCGCCGGGTTCGAGTCCGAGTTGCAGCGCATTCGCGGCACGATGGCCCAGACGGGGCAGGACGTGGCGACGCTCGAACGGGGCATGAGCCGGGGTTTGCGGCGGGCCTTTGACGGGGTGCTTCTGGACGGTGTGAAGCTTTCCGATGCGCTCGACACGGTGGCGCGTTCGATGATCAACGCGACCTACAATGCCGCCGTCAAGCCGGTGACGGATCATGTCGGCGGGTTGCTCGCGCAAGGGGTCGGGAGCCTGATGGGCGGGTTGTTTCCCTTTGCCGACGGTGCGCCGTTCAGCCAGGGCCGGGTGATGCCCTTTGCCAATGGCGGCGTGGTGGGCGGGCCGACCTATTTCCCGATGCGCGGGGGCACGGGGTTGATGGGCGAGGCGGGTCCGGAGGCGATCATGCCGCTGGCGCGCGGGTCGGATGGCAAGCTGGGCGTGCGCACGGCGGGTGGCGGGCGGCCCGTTCAGGTGGTGATGAACATCACAACGCCCGATGCGGGCAGTTTCCGGCGCAGCGAGGCGCAGATCGCCGCACAGATGGGCCGGGCGCTGCAACGCGGCCAGCGCAACCGCTGAGGAGGGCAAGCGATGAATTTCCATGAGGTGAGATTTCCCGCCAACCTGAGCTTCGGCTCGGTCGGGGGGCCTGAGCGACGCACGGATGTCGTGACGCTGGCCAACGGGTACGAGGAGCGCAACACGCCCTGGGCCCATGCGCGGCGACGCTATGACGCGGGGGTGTCGATGCGCTCGCTCGACGATATCGAGGTGCTGATCGCGTTCTTCGAGGCGCGGCGCGGGCAGATGTATAGCTTTCGCTGGAAGGACTGGTCGGATTTCAAATCCTGCAAGATGAGTGCGGCGCCCGCCTATACCGATCAGGAGATCGCGGTGGGCGACGAGGCGACGACAGCGTTCCAGTTGATGAAGACCTATCGCTCGGGCGAGTTCACCTATGTTCGCCCCATCTCCAAGCCGGTCAAGGGCAGCGTGCGCGTCGGGATAGAGGGCGAGGAGCAGCAGGAGGGTGTGCATTACGAGGTCGACGAGACCACCGGGTTCGTTGCCTTCGCCCATCCGATCAACATGGGCATGCGGATCACCGCCGGGTTCGAGTTCGACGTGCCGGTGCGGTTCGACACCGACCGGATCATGACCAACGTGGCGTCGTTCCGGGCGGGCGACGTGCCGAGCGTGCCGGTGGTGGAGGTGCGGGTCTGATGGCGTTCAACGAAGGGCTGCGCGCCCATCTGCAAAGCGGCGTGACGACGGTGTGCCACGCTTGGGCGATCACCCGGGCCGATGGGGTGGTGTTCGGGTTCACCGATCATGACGAGGGGCTTGGCTTCGAGGGGATTGAGTTCAAGGCTGACACCGGGCTTTCGGCCATGGCGCTGCAACAATCGACCGGGCTTTCGGTCGACAATACCGAGGCGCTGGGCGCGCTTTCCGACGCCGCCGTGAGTGAGGCCGATATCGAGGCCGGGCGCTTTGACGGGGCCGAGGTGCGCGCGTGGCGGGTGAACTGGGCCGATGTGAACGCGCGCCAGTTGATGTTTCGCGGCACGATCGGCGAGTTGAAGCGCGCGGGTGGGGCGTTTCGGGCCGAGTTGCGCGGGCTGGCGGCGGCACTCAACCGGCCACTGGGGCGGGTCTATCAGAAACCCTGCACCGCGGTTCTGGGTGATGCGGCCTGTGGGTTCGACGTCACGACGTCGGGGTATTCGGTCGAGTTGCCGGTCGAGGCGGTGGAGGCGCGCAGCCGGTTCATCCTTGACGCGCTACCGGGGTTCGAGCCGGGATGGTTTGCGCGCGGGGTTCTGGAGGGGTTGAGCGGGGCCAGCGCGGGGCTGCGCGGGATCGTCAAGCGCGATCTCTTCGACGGTGGAAAGCGCGTGATCGAGCTGTGGCAGCCGATGCGCGACGAGATCGCGCCGGGCGACATGATCCGCCTTGTTGCGGGCTGTGACAAACGCACGGAGACCTGTCGGCTCAAGTTCAACAACCTGCTCAATTTCCAGGGGTTTCCCGATCTGCCCGGCGAAAGCTGGCTGATGGTGCAGCCGGGTCAGTCGGGGCAACTGGGCGGGGGCAGCCGGAGATGAGCGGGCGCGACGACATCGTGCGCGCCGCGCGCGGCTGGATCGGCACGCCCTATCGGCATCAGGCCGCGATGCGCGGGGCGGGGTGCGATTGCCTGGGGCTTTTGCGCGGGGTCTGGCGCGAGGTTCTGGGCGCGGAGCCCGAACCGGTTCCGGCCTATTCGATGGACTGGGCCGAGCCGCAGGGCGACGAGCGTTTGTGGCAGGCTGCCCGGCGGCATCTGCTCGAGGTCGCGCCGTCCGACGAGGCGCTGGGCGATGTGATCTTGTTCCGGATGCGCGCCGGGGCGGTGGCCAAGCATCTGGGGCTTGCCGCGCGCGTCGGCCCGGACGCCACGTTCATTCATTCCTATGCGGGGCATGGCGTGGTCGAAAGCCCGCTCAGCACCCCGTGGCGGCGCCGGATCGCGGCGCGGTTCAGATTTCCCAAGGAGGCCAGTTGATGGCGACGATACTTCTTTCCGCTGCAGGGGCCGCGATTGGCGGCTCGATCGGCGGCACGGTTCTGGGGCTTTCGTCGGTTGCCGTTGGTCGTTTCGCGGGTGCGGCGCTGGGCCGGGTGATCGACCAGCGGGTGATGGGCGCGGGCTCGGACGCGGTGGAGACCGGGCGGATCGAGCGGTTTCGCCTGACCGGCGCGGGCGAGGGCGACCCCATCGCGCAGGTCTATGGCCGGATGCAGGTGGCCGGTCACGTGATCTGGGCCACGCAGTTTTCCGAGAGCGTGACGGTCACCGGCGGTGGCAAGGGTGCCCCGCGCCAGCCCGAACGGCGCGACTATTCCTATTCCGTCAGCCTTGCGATTGCGCTTTGCGAGGGCGAGATTTCGGGCGTGGGCCGGGTCTGGGCCGATGGCACCGAGATCGCGCCGGATGACCTGAACATGCGGGTCTATCCGGGCACGCGCGACCAGGTGCCGGATGCGAAGATGGAGGCTGTCGAGGGGTCAGGGCAGGTGCCCGCCTATCGTGGCACGGCCTATGTGGTGATCGAGGATTTACAGCTTGGTCCATTCGGCAACCACGTGCCGCAATTCACATTCGAGGTGATGCGCCCCGCGCAGCCGGGGCTTTCGGATGCCGACGAGGATATGGCGCATGGCATTCGCGCCGTGGCCATGATGCCCGGGAGCGGTGAATACGCGCTGGCCACGACGCCGGTGCATTTTTCGCACGGGGTTGGAAAATCGGCGCTTGCGAATGTGAACACGCCTGCAGGCAAGGCGGATTTCGCGGTGTCGGTCGAGCGTCTGGGCATGGAATTGCCGAATTGCGGTTCGACATCCCTGATCGTGAGCTGGTTCGGCGACGATCTGCGCTGTGGTGAATGCACGATCCGGCCCAAGGTCGAACAGGCGGAGTTCGACGGCAGCGAAATGCCGTGGAGCGTGGCGGGCGAGACCCGGGCCAGCGCCCCGATGGTGGCGCGCGATGGCGAGGACCGCCCGGTTTACGGTGGCACGCCCGCCGATGCTTCGGTGATCGAGGCGATTCAAGCCTTGAACGCCGCCGGCCAGGACGTTGTGTTCTATCCCTTTATCCTGATGGATCAGATGGCGGGCAACATGCTGATCGATCCCTATAGCGGTGACGCGGGCCAGCCCGCCCTGCCATGGCGGGGGCGGATCACCACGTCGCGCGCGCCGGGCGTCGCGGTGAGCCCGGACGGCACGGCGCAGGCCGAGGCGGAAGTGGCCGATTTCTTCGGCTCGGCGCAGGTGTCGGATTTCGCGATTGCGGCTGGCGTCGTGTCCTATTCCGGCCCGGCCGAATGGCGCTATCGCCGCTTCATCCTGCACCAGGCCGCGCTTTGTGCCGCCGCTGGTGGGGTCGATGCCTTCTGCATCGGGTCGGAAATGCGCGGGCTTACGCGGATCAGGGGGGCGGGTGGTTTCCCGGCGGTGGAAGCGCTGCGCGACCTGGCCGCCGATTGCCGCGCGATTCTCGGGCCGGATACGAAAATCAGCTATGCCGCCGACTGGTCGGAATATTTCGGCTACAACGCGCCGGGGGGTGATCGCTATTTCCATCTCGATCCGCTTTGGGCGGATGACAATATCGACTTCATCGGCATCGACAATTACATGCCGCTGTCCGATTGGCGTGACGGGCAGGATCACCTCGACGCGCAGGACTGGGCCTCGATTTACGATCTCGGCTACCTGCAATCGAATGTCGTGGGCGGCGAGGGGTATGACTGGTATTACCACTCACCCGAAGCCCGCGCGGCACAGATCCGCACGCCCATTACCGATGGTGATCACGATGAGCCGTGGGTCTGGCGCTACAAGGATATCGCGAACTGGTGGCGCCATGCACATCATGAACGCATCGGCGGGGTGCGACAGGCAGAGTCCACCGACTGGGTGCCGATGTCAAAACCGATCTGGTTCACCGAACTGGGCTGTGCCGCCATCGACAAGGGCACCAACCAGCCCAACAAGTTTCTCGATCCGAAATCCTCAGAATCCGCGATTCCCTATCATTCGAACGGGCGGCGCGATGAATTCATCCAGATGCAGTATCTGCGCGCGATGACGCGGTTCTGGGGCGACCCGGCCAACAACCCGATGAGCCCCGAATATGGCGCGCCGATGGTCGACATGTCCCGCGCCCATGTATGGGCTTGGGATGCGCGGCCCTATCCGTTCTTTCCGGGCAATGCCGCGCTCTGGACCGATGCGGCGAATTATGCGCGCGGGCATTGGATCACCGGGCGCGCCTCGGCACGCGCGCTTTCTTCGGTGGTCGAGGAGATTTGTGCGCGGGCCGGGCTGCGCGATATCGATGTTTCCGGCCTCAATGGCGTGGTGCGCGGTTACACGGTGCCCGATGTCGGCGATGCGCGCGCGGCGTTGCAGCCCCTGTTGCTGGCCCACGGGTTCGACGCGGTCGAGCGCGACGGGGTCTTGCGCTTCGCGATGCGCGACGGGATCGAGGATCGGGCGCAGGACGCGACGACACTGGTTGCCCATGACGAGATCGAGGGCAGAATCGAACGCAGCCGCGCCGCCGAGGCCGAACTTGTCGGGCGGGTGCGGCTGCGGTTCGTGCAGGCGGATGCGAATTTCGACGTGCTGGCCGAAGAGGCGGTGCTGCCCGACGAGGCGACCCATGCCGTGGCCAGCAGCGAATTGCCCATCGCCCTGACCCGTGCAGAGGGGCGGCAGGTGGTCGAACGCTGGCTCTCGGAATCACGGGTGGCGCGGGACGGGTTGCGCTTTGCGCTGCCGCCCTCAAGGCTCGATATCGGGCCGGGCGATGTGCTCAGGCTCGACACGGGCGAGGGTGCCGACCTGTTGCGGGTGGACCGGGTCGAGATGGGCATGTCGCAGATCGTCGAGGCGGTGCGGATCGAGCCGGAGACCTATGACCCCTCAGAGATCGAGGAGGATGGCGTTCAGCTTGGCGAGTTTGTCCCGCCGGTGCCGGTCTTTCCACTGTTCCTCGACCTGCCGCTCATGACCGGTGCGGAAGAGCCGCACGCGCCGCATCTCGCCATCACGGCCGAGCCATGGCCCGGATCGGTCGGGGTTTATGGCTCGGACCATGACGGGAGCTATGCGCTGGACAGTATCGTCGCGGCGCGCAGCACAGTGGGGATCACCCGCGCACCGCTGGTTGCGGCGCAGCCGGGGCTCATCGACCGGGGCGAGGGTTTGCTGATCGAGTTGACGTCCGGCCAGCTTGAATCGGTTGACGATCTGGCCCTGCTCAATGGCGCGAACTTCGCCGCGATCGGGGATGGCAGCGCGGAGAACTGGGAGTTGTTCCAGTTTCGCGATGCCGAGCTTGTGGGGCCGAACACGTATTTCCTGCGCCACCGGTTGCGCGGGCAACTGGGCAGTGACGACTGGCAGCCCGCGATCTGGCCTGCGGGCTCATATTTCGTGCTCATGAACGGCGTGCCGGGTCAGATCGACCTGTCGCTGGCGCAGCGCAACCGCGCCCGCCACTACCGGATCGGTCCGGCCCGGCGCGCCTATAGTGATCCGTCCCATGTCCATCGCGTCGCGGCATTTTCCGGTGTGGGCTTGAAACCGCTCAGCCCCGTGCATCTGCGCGCGACGCGTGGCCCGGGCGGCGATCTCAGCCTGCGTTGGGTGCGGCGCACGCGGATCGGTGGCGACAGTTGGGACGGGATCGACGTGCCGTTGGGTGAAGAGCGCGAAAGCTATGTCGTGCGGGTGCTGCAAGGCGGGGCGATCCTGCGCGAAGAGCAGGTGAGCGCGCCCGAATGGACCTATGCGGCGGCCGCACAATCCGCCGACGGGGCAGGCGGTGCGATCGATCTCGCGGTGGCGCAGGTCTCGGCGATCTACGGGGCGGGGGCGTTCGGTCGGGTGACGGTGACGCTTTGATCATTCACCCCGACGCGCAGGAAATGCAGCGTGTCACGCCGGGATCGAGTTCGAGCCGCTTGAGCGCGATTTCATCGCCGCAATCCTCGCAATAGCCGAACTCATCTTCGGCGATGCGTTTGAGCGCCGCCCGCAACCGGCGCCCGAGCGCATCGCGCCGCACCTGCGTCGCCTTGGCCATCGCCTGATTCTGAAGCGCGTCCATCCGGCTCAGCCGCCCGACCGATTGCTGGTCGAGCATCACGACACCCTGACCTTCGCGCCCCAGCGCATTCTCTTCCTCCAGCCCGGCAAGCTGAGCCTCGATCAGGGCGCGGAACCGGGCGATTTCCCTGTCATCCAT